GCCCTAAATGCCACAGGGAATACAACGGCGGTGGAGATTTACTCGCACCCAGAGAGCAGTGGGGAGAAGAAACAGGGGAAACCTTCTAAAACTATTTTCACATTCCTTCACAATACATCTTGCAAAGGGGCGTTTACGTCCCATGATGTCACCACAACCAACAAACCAACCAACCAACACGAAACAATGGAACACCAAATCGAAGTAACCAAAGAAGCAGCATGGGCACTAATCGGAAACGATGAAAAGACATGGCACGCATTCGCAACAAACGAAGACTACGAAGTCACAACATACATAGCCAAGGGAGTGAGGATCGAGGCGGTCTGCTGCTTTCACTCAGCAGTGACGCAATACTTCATCCAAGACATCAACGCATAACCAACCCAAGACAATGACAATATACGAAGCACAAGAGCACCACAGCCGGGTAGAAGCCATGCAAGAAAGGCAATGGGGACAGAGAGCAGGCAGAGACAACGCACGCCACACAGAAGAAGACGAGCAAGCCGTAAAACAATGGTGGAAAGAGATGAAAGCCAAGGGATACATAGACTTTGACATCGAATAACACGAAAAACACACCCAAATGGAAACACAAACAAAAGCACAACTAGCAGCCGTAGCATACCTAATAAAGACCCAGAACATTGATGCAACCGAGATCAGACGACTTCTGAAGCGCATAATCAAAGAGGGATAGCCTGCACCACCTGCACACACACGAGGGAAAAGCAGAAAAAGGGACGCAAGCGAACCTACACAGACCGCCGGGGATACAAGCCCGGCGGTTTTATCTTGTAAAGGGGACGTAGGCGGGACATTTTAAACAGCATGGAGCAAGCGACTATCCAAATGATACCGATAACGAGCATTCAGCCGGCGAAATACAATCCGCGCAGGAAGCTTAAAAAGACGGACAAGGAATACGAAGACATAAAAGCAAGCATGGACACCTTCGGACTGGTTCAGCCATTGGTGTGGAACAAAACAAGCGGCAATCTGGTAGGTGGGCATCAGAGGCTCAACATAATGAAGAAGGAGCAGCCCGAGACAGAAAAGGTGCAGTGCGCAGTGGTCGAGCTTGATGACCTAGAAGAGAAGAGGCTCAACATAATCCTAAACAAGCAGGGCGAAGAGCTCTGGAGCGCCGGCAAGCTGGCATCGCTGGTAAGTGAATTATCAGATCAATGTGCAGACATCTGGAGCCTTGGATTCACCGAGGGAGAAATTGACGAGATCCTCAAGAAAGGAAAACCGAAGGCAGAGAGGGACAAAGACGATGCTCCAGCACCACCGGAGAATGCCACGACTACCGAGGGCGATCTTTACGATTTTGCTGATGAGGCAGGCATCCTCACGCACAGGCTGATCTGCGGAGACAGCACCAAGCCAGCCACATGGGAGGCGTTGTTTAAAGACAAAGACCCCGCATCCCTTCTTTTCACAGATCCGCCATACGGCGTAAGCTACAAGAGCCAAAGCAAGAGTGACAAGATGCAACGGCAAGACCTAGAAAACGACACGCTACGCCACGAAGAGCTCCGGGAGTTTCTGCAAGACGTTTTCGACTGCGCTGCTGGGCACGTAACGCAAGATGCGGCGAGCTACGTGTTCTACGCATCGAGATGCCACATTCCATTTGAACTCGCCCTAGAGGGCGCAGGGTGGGAAATAAAGCAACAGCTTATCTGGGCGAAGCAAATGGTTCTAGGCAGGAGCGACTTTCACTGGGCACACGAGCCGATCCTTTATTGTCAGAGAGCAGCAGGCAAGGCAGCGTTCCACGGAGACAGGGCAAACACGACCCTATGGCAAGAGCTCAGCGTGCACGAACTCAAGAAAGCGGTAGGATCGGATGAAGGAACCGTTTGGTTTGAGAAACGAGATCCCCCAAGCAGCTACATACATCCAACCCAAAAGCCGACATCGCTGGTGGAGAGGGCAATCAAACTCAGCACCACACACGGAGAGACGCTATGCGACCCCTTCGCCGGCAGCGGAAGCACCCTCATAGGCGCAGAGCTAAGCCAAAGAAGCAGCATGAGCATCGAACTCGATCCTAAGTTTGCAGACGCAATCGTAGCGAGATATCTGGGAGTGTTCGGGGAAGACAGAATCGTAACCAAAAACGGAAAGCAGATCGAAACCAACAAATACACGAGGCTATTATGAAGAAGAAGCTAACCACAGAAGTGATCGAGAGCATATGCGCCTCAATCCGAGCAGGATCATACATCGGAGCAGCCTGCGGTCGTGCCCGAGTCAGCAAGCGCTCATTCTACGACTGGAAGAAACGAGGCATAGAGGAAAGAGAAGAGGGCAGGAACACCTTATACGTCAAATTCTTAGACGCAGTAGAGCACGCAGAAGCAGATAACGAAGTGATGCTGGTAGGCGCAATCATTAAAAACGATGATTGGCGAGCCAAGATGGAGATCCTCAAGCGGCGATACCCAGACCGGTGGGGAGACAAAAACAAATACGAGCACACCGGGGCAAACGGGGAACCTCTGCCAGCCGCAACCATCCCACCGATCACGATAATCCACAAGAGGGATGACGAAGTGCCACAATTTATTGACGAAACAGGCGAATAAACGCCCAAAAAGGTAGTCAGATGTAGTCAGATGTAGTCAGAAGAATCAGAAAGAATCGCAAAACAGGCAAAAGTATCGGGAAGTAGTCAGAAGAATCGGGAAGTAGTCAGAAGAATCGCAAAGAATCAGAAAGAATCGGATGCCCAAACAAGGAATCGAGCTATACCTACAGCCCAAACAGGAGGCAGCAATTAACAGCCCCGCGCAAGAGACGCTATACGGGGGCGCAGCCGGCGGAGGCAAAAGCTGGCTACTCCGGGCAGCTGGCATCCTTTGGTGTTTACAAGTGCCGAAGCTGCAAGTTTACCTTTTCCGCAGGACTTACCCGGAACTGGTATACAACCATCTGCAAGGATCGGGCAGCTTCCGAGACATGATCGCACCCATAGCCGAAGACGGACACGCCAAAATCGTAGGCAAAGAGGTGAGATTTGCAAACGGGAGCAGAATCAACCTTTGTCACCTTGCAACCGCAAACGACCTCATGAAATACCAAGGGGCGGAGATCCACGTTTTGCTATTAGACGAGGCTACCCACTTCACAGAAGAGGAATACCGCTACTTAAGGGCACGGATGCGGATCGGCACGCTTCAAGTGCCCGAAGAGCTAAACCTATCATTTCCCCGGGCGATCCTTGGCACAAACCCCGGGGGCGTAGGACATCACTGGTGCAAGAATGGATTCGTGGATCAAGGCGAATTCGTGGTGAAGCGAGCAAGCCGTGAAGAGGGCGGCATGACCCGGGTATTCGTGCCGGCGAAGCTTGAAGACAACTTTGCAATGAATGAAAACGATCCAGACTACGAGCAGCGGCTGGAGGGACTGGGCGATAAAGAGCTGATCCGGGCGCTCCGGGACGGAGACTGGGAAGTGATAGCCGGGGCGATGTATGGAGCTACATGGCGCAAGGAAAGGCACATTTGTAAGCCGTTTGACATCCCGATCGACTGGGACGTATGGGTAGGGGCGGATGACGGATACGCAGCGCCGGCAGCGATGTATTGGGTAACACAGAACCCGGTCACCAAAACCTACTACGTGATAGACGAGCTATATGCCGAAGGGATGCTGCCAAGGGAATACGCAGAGAGGGCGCTGGCGATAAACGACAGATTGCCACGCTGTGACCACGAGGGAGAGCCGGTGAGGCACGAAGAGCCGATAGTGGGCAACATGGACAGCGGGGCATTTGCCAACATAGGCAGCGCAGAAGCGAGCGGGAAAGAGGCAATCCCCCGAGGGAAGCAATTGCAAGCATTGGGGCTCAAGCTCAAGAGCGTGGAGAAATGGGCAGGATCACGAGTGCACCGGGCGCAGCTTTTACACTTGCTGCTTTCACCAAACAGCCAAGATCCCGAGGGCAAGCCCGGCATCATCTTCTTCGAGAACTGCCAGCACGCAACCAGAACCATCCCGGCGCTTGGGCGCAGCCCGACAAACCCGGAAGACGTAGACACCCACCACGAAGATCACGCATACGATGCGATCACATATGCGCTCCAATGGAAGAAACGAAGATCCGGTAAGGTGAAAATGATGGGCGTGTAAGCAGCGGTAAATAAGGGGAAACGCTTTATTTTCAAAGTATTTCACAATAGAGCTTGCAAAAGGGACGCTGACGACCCATTATTCACCCGTCATGAAAAACAACTACGCAACCAACACAAGCCAAGATCGCAAAATCAAAGTCAAATTCAGCTGCCAGTACTGGGAATGGTATGGAAACGATGACTACACGCAAGGGCGCTACAAGCCCAAAGGCGGCATGGACTTCATCGTAAACGTGAGCGAAATCGACTACATGTATAAAGAGGAAGAGCTTAAAGCAGCTTTTGACGACAAATACAACGTGGACGGAGAATACACCAAATACGAGGTCAAGAGCCTAGAGGTTTACTACCCACCAACTGAGCTAGGCACGCTCGAGATCGAAGACTACGACCCCGATGCAGAGACACCGGAAGAAAGAGGCAACAGAATGATCGCCGAAGGATAATCACCAAGCCCCCCTCACCGGGGGCGCAACCCAAACCAAAACCAACACGAAACATGGAAACGATAAACAAAACGCACAACAGATGGAAGATCGAAGCCGAGCATGATGGCGAGAAATACCACCTATACATCGAATCGCCCTGCGGGGATTATTATTCATCGCTTGCCCTAGCCGAAGACACCGGCTGCGTGGAAGACTCGCAGTTGAGGACAAGGAAAGTCCCGATGGCGGTGCTCAACGCAGCCCAGAAGCTCGATGACGAACTATACGAGAAAAGCAAATCACCCACAAACTAGAAACCAACACGAACATGGAAACCATAACCGAAAAGCAGACAGAAATCTCCACGGAGATCCACAACCAGATCCCACATGACATCTTCGCAATCGTCAACGGGCACATATACACAAATGCCGAAATCAAGACCCAGCACAACCTCGAGGTTTTAGACGAAATCATCGAAGACCTAATGCAACTGAGGGAGACGCTGCCACACATAGACGAACTCGAGCCAATCACAGCAACCAAATGAAAACCATAGCACTGATCCTAATACTGAGCACCGCAGCATTGCACGCACAGAGCACAATCATCACCGCCGGCAGACCGGATGCCTTCGGGCGCACAGTCAGCACCGTATACGATTCTAAAGGGCGCATGGTAGGCACGGCATACACAAGCAAGCCCGACTACTTCGGACGCACCAAAACCACGCTAGTGGGCAAAAAAGGCAAAGTCAAAGGCAGCGGAATCACTACCAAGCCCGACAGCTTCGGCAGGCGCATGACCAGATGGCTCAATAAGAAAAAATAGATGGAAACGGAATACGTAAACAGAGACAGACCTTGCGACTTGATATACAGCCAAGACGAAGAGGGGTGGTATTGGCAAAGGCAATTCGGAGATTGGAAAGTCTCATGGCTTTATGACACCGCCGGCGAAGCAGTCGAGGCGATGAACAAAAACGAAGTAGAATGGATAGAAGCAGGAGCATGAAATTACAAAGAATACCTTTCTCAAAGGAAGAGATAGCCAAAATGGCGTGGAACGCAGCGCACGACAAACGAAACTCCCCGGAGCTTCCGAAAAACATGAGCATAGATTGCACCCCGGAAAACACACAAATCTGGGAAAGGAACTACACGCTATACCAACTCGAGTCCGAAAAGCAAAAAGGAGGCCCGGAATAATGAGCAAGGTAAACATGCATACAGGCAACTGCCTCGACATCCTGCCAACAATGGAAGCTGGAAGCGTTAATTGCTGCGTGACATCACCGCCCTATTTTGGCTTGCGTGACTACGGCAATGACGAGCAGATCGGACTAGAGGAAACGCCAGAGGCATTCGTTGAGAGTCTGGTCAAGGTGTTCCGTGAGGTGAAGCGGGTGGTTGCAGATGACGGCACGCTGTGGCTGAATCTTGGGGATAGTTATGCAGCAGGCGGGGGTGGGCCGAAGCCGTCAAACATTGGCGGAAGTTGTAATAAAGTGCCCGCGTCGATGCCTCGAAAAGCGTCAGCCGGACTCAAACCCAAAGACCTCATCGGCATCCCTTGGCGCGTTGCCTTCGCCTTACAGCAAGACGGCTGGTATCTGCGACAGGACATCATCTGGAGCAAGCCCAACCCGATGCCAGAGAGCGTGACCGACCGATGCACTAAAGCGCATGAGTATATCTTTCTGCTGAGTAAAAAGCCGAAGTATTATTATGATCACAAAGCGATCAAGGAACAATTAAAAGGAAAGCCAGAATCTCGCAACAAAAACAAAGAGGGTTATCAGGCTGATTATGCAAAAGGTGACCGCTTTAGTGAGGGCGAGCGTGTTTTCGGTGCTGATGGATTGGCAAACAAACGATCCGTCTGGGAAGTCACCACCAAGCCATACAGCGGCGCACACTTCGCCACGTTCCCGCCCGATCTCATCAAGCCGTGCATACTCGCTGGCTGCCCAGCAGGAGGCACGGTGCTTGATCCATTCGGAGGCAGTGGCACGACTGGCATGGTGGCACTTGAGCTAGGGCGCAGTGCTGAGTTGATCGAGCTAAATCCCG